AAGAAGAGGGAGCAAAAAGCATTGGAACAATCAGATAATGAGATACTGGTATATCGCGCACAGGGTGCTATCGCTGTGTTACGTCGTTTATCTAACTTGCGCGATGACGTTAGGAACTCCAATGGCTGAACCTACATATCTTCAAAAACTTTCGCAGGTAGAAAGTTCTAACAATAGAGATGCCGTGAACAAAACAACTATGGCAATGGGGCTATATCAGTTCACTCCAAAGACACAAGAACTTTTAGAGGAAAAATATCCTGAATTAAAAGGCTTTGATCCCTTTGATGTTGATGATGCACAACGTGCGGCGTCTTTGTTGACTAATGAAAATGTTACTGCTCTAGAGCGCGAAAATATATCTGCGACTGATCAAAATAAATATGTGATGCACTTTATGGGCAATGCTTCGGGAAGGCGTCTAATTAAAGCAGCAGTAGATGATAATTTAAAGGATCAACCAGCTTCAACGGTATTTGCACGTGAAGCACGTGATAATCCTGCTATATTTAATAATAAAACTGTGGCTGAAGTATATGCGTCTTTAGGAGACAGGATTAATAGTGTTACTGAAATTAATCCAATTAGGTCTGCCCCAACGGTGGATGTTACAACTCCAACACCAAAACCAAAAAAGCCTGACCCAGATAAAAACCTTGAAGCAGAAAAAAACACCTCTACTCAAATGGATCAGATGTTAGATCAAGATGGTCCTATCGCGGATACAGGAGACGTTGAGGTTGAGATGGAGGAAGAAGATAAGAGTGTCTTTGACTCCATCAAGGATTTTTTAGGCTTTGGGGATAATGATCCTGTTCAACACAGTAAGCAAGAACTAACCGATTTAATAAAAAATTATGCACAAGGAGGTATGACAATGCGCACACCCAGTATGCCACAACAGATGAACATGTTTGATGAGGGTGGTTTGCTTGACGAGGGTGGTACTATTGATCCTGTTTCCGGCAATGATGTTCCCTCTGGCTCTCTTCAACAGGAAGTTCGTGATGACATTCCGGCGCAGCTTAGTGAAGGTGAGTTTGTATTCCCAGCAGATGTCGTAAGATACTGGGGTCTTGAGACGCTAATGAACATGCGCCAAGAAGCAAAAGCTGGCTTGAAGCGTATGGAGGATATGGGGCAAATGGGTAACAGTGAAGAAGCCACTCTTCCTGATGATATTCCTTTTGATCTTAATGATCTTGAATTGGGAGATGATTCTCTTCAATTACAAGAGGGTGGAATGGTTCCCTCTAATGTTTCATTTGATCCCAGACAAGGTTTACAAGTGAATCAAATGGCTCCTAGTCAGTTTTATCAACCTCCAGCGTATGCTCAAAGACCAATATATCAAACGGATTATGTCGCACCAGAAGTTCCAACATTTGAAACACCTGACGTACTTCCAGAGTTTGAAGATTTAATTCCTGCGGAAGATGGTTATGATGAACTCGTTGAGTATTATAATCCTGAAACAAATGAAGTTCGTATGATACCATTTGTAAATGGACAACCAATTTATCCTATTCCTACAGGATTTATCAAACGTGAAGAAGCGGCAGTTGAGGCACCAGAAGTTGATCCTGTAGAAGCACCTTCTGTCCAAGATACGTCTGACGGTGACGATGAATCTGTACCGCGTTTTGGATATAGTATCACAACAGGTGAGCGTGTTCGTGTAGGTAATTTGACGCCACAAGAAATTCTTGAGGGTGTTCAAGACAAGAAGGATAGATTCTCAATAACCGGTAGTCGCGGTATGAGCATACCAATTCCCGGCATTGGCACGATTGCAACGCTATTAGGAGCAGACTTGCCAAAATTTGGGGAGAAAGAGCCTGCGAATATTTCTGATGCTCCACCGGGCTATCAAAGAGAGATTAATGAGCGTCGGGCAATGTTTGAGGATGTTCTTGGAACTGAGATTTCAGGATACGTAGGATTTCAAAAGGGTGATCTTAGTGTTACGACAGGCGGTGTATTTGACTCCAGAGGACGCGCTGTTAATGAAGATGGTAGCGGAGCCACGACAGCTAATGGAACTCGTGCGTATGCAAGCTTTAAGGATTGGACAAACGATATGAAAGCGGGGCGGGAGTCTGGCTGGCGTGGCGGTCCGATTAATGAAAAGACTTATAATAAGCTATCCGAAACAGGCAAGGCTAGGTATGATAAGTATGCAGACATTACTGGTGCAAAGAGCCATAAGCCTGAACCAGAACCGACACCAGCACCACCTTCTAGTAGGCCCACTGCCCCATCACCCGCTTCTCCCAGCGGTGGCGGCTCACCTGATTCCGGCGGTGGCAGCGGCGGTGGTGGCGGCGGCTACTCGTCACCTGACATTGGTCCCGGCGATCCCGGATTTGGTGGCGGTGGTGGCGGTGGCGGTTACTCGTCGCCTGATTCCGGTGGCGGCGGTGGCGGTTACTCGTCGCCTGATTCCGGTGGCGGCGGTGGTGGCGGCGGTTACTCGTCACCTGATTCCGGTGGCGGCGGTGGCGGCGGCTTCGCGTCACCAGGCATGCGTAGAGCAGAGGGTGGATTAGTTAGTAAAAAATCAAAACCTAAAAAACGTAAACCGACTACTGGATTGGCAGGTCGTTTTGAGTAATGAAATAAAACCAAAAAACTATTTCCCTATTCCTAATTCTGTATATTTTTCTGGATTAATGACTTATAGGAGTGAAAAGCCAACAAGAATTTCTCTTGACAAACTTATTTTAACAAGAGAAGTTTTAAATAAAAATCAATGCGAATTGCTAAAAGAAATAAAAAACACGCCTCCAGTATTGACTGTACATATTGATGATTATCATTTTATATTTGATGGTCATCATAGAACTTACGCAGCATATTTAAGAGGTGATAAAACTATTAAAACTTATTTAGTTGACTTGAATAAATTTTTTTCTAAAAATGTGAAGCGACACAGTGGTAAGAAAAAGATTGATTTGTACGATATTTCTGCAGCTGACTTAGAAGAAGCAGGACTATTGTAATTACTGGCCTACCCATCCCCCTGCATGGCTACGATGGCCCCAGATAGGAGAAACAAATGAACGATACAATCATGGCTGAAGAAATGCAGTCACCAAAAAAAGTAGCATTTGCACAGCGCAAATATACAAATGAAGAAAAGCGTAAACAAGAAGAGGAAGAACTTGAGCAGCTTCTAAAGGAGCAAAAGGGCGAGGGTGAGGAGCAAGAAGAAGAACCATCATCGTCAGAAGAAAAAACCTTTAAGAAACGGTACGGTGACTTGCGCCGCCACGTTCAGGAAAAAGAAGCAGAGTTTAAAAAACAGCTAGAACAGCTAAAAGGGCAATTGGATTCTGCAACTCGTAAGGAAATGAAGTTGCCAAAGTCTGATGAAGACCTTGAGACTTGGGCAAGGAGTTACCCTGATGTTGCTGCTATTGTTGAAACTATTGCTGCCAAAAAGGCTAAAGAACAAACTGAGTCTCTTGAAGAGCGATTTAAGCAAGTCGATGAGATGCAGTATAATGCAAAGAAGGAAAAAGCAGAAGCAGAATTAATGCGACTGCATCCTGACTTTGATGACATTAGAGAGAGTGACGACTTCCATGACTGGGCTACGGAACAACCTAAATGGGTTCAGGAAGCACTCTATGAGAACGATGATGACGCTCGTTCTGCTGCCCGTGCTATTGACCTGTACAAGTCAGACCGAAACATCACGACAAAGAAAAAGTCAAAAGGCAACGCCGCAGAGGCTGTCACATCAAAGAATACTAGAAGCAAGCCGCAAGAGAATGGGGCATCTTCTTATCTAAAGGAATCAGATGTTCAACGTATGTCTGCACAAGAATACGAGAAGAACTCTGACGAAATCATGGAAGCTATCCGATCTGGAAAGTTTATCTATGACGTATCTGGTTCAGCCAGGTAAAAAAAGTGTTGACAAATAGTTTACAATAGATATAACTATAGTCATACCGCAAACGCAATCAGTCTTCGGATTACCTGATGCGTGTGGCCCGTTTAGTGTAGGTCGGCCAACTTACACGATACGCACCCATTACAAATCAGCCCTGACTAGTCTGGTGAGTTTGCATCTGTAAAATGCTAACTTAGGAGAAATCATCATGGCATTCGCAACCGCTGCGGGTTATGGTAATCTTCCTAACGGTAATTTTTCGCCCGTAATTTACAGCAAACAGGTGCAGCTTGCTTTCCGCAAGGCCGCTGTTTGTGAAGCAATCACTAATAACGACTACTTTGGTGAGATTGCTCAGATGGGGGATTCCGTTAAGATTATCAAGGAACCCGAAATCACAGTTAAGGCATACGCCCGTGGTACGACCATCACGCCGCAAGACCTTGACGACGAAGACTTCAACCTGACCATCGACAAAGCTAACTACTTTGCGTTCAAGGTTGATGACATTGAAGAGGCACATTCGCACGTTAACTTCCAGAGCCTCGCCTCTGACCGTGCGGCTTACCGTCTTGCCGACCAGTTTGACCAAGACGTTCTTGGCTACCTGTCGGGCTTTAAGCAGTCTGCTCTGCATGCAAATGCAGACACCGCAAACGACGTTGTAAACGGCTCAAAAGCTGTTACCACCGCCGGTTCGGACGAACTGCTTGCAAGCATGAAGCTGGATGGCAGCGACTTTAACGCCGGTACTGGCGGTCAGTCGATTGCTCTCATCCCGCGTGTTGGTGGTGCAACTGCTGCTCCGTCAACTGCTGGTGAAGCTAACCCGCTTTCGCTTATTGCTCGTATGGGCCGTAAGCTGGACCAGCAAAATGTAGACACCACGGGACGTTGGCTTGTCGTAGACCCTGTTTTTGCAGAACTCCTGAAGGACGAAGACTCTCGTCTGTTCAACGCCGATTTCGGTGGTTCAGGTCTGCAGAACGGTCAGATGGCTGGCACCATTCATGGTTTCACCATTTACGTCTCCAACAACCTGCCGTCTGTTGGTTCTGGTCCTGCTACTGAAGCAGCGTCCAACGCCACTAACTACGGCGTGATTGTTGCTGGTCATTCTTCTGCTGTTGCAACTGCAGAGCAGATTAACAAGACCGAAACCTACCGCGACCCTGACAGCTTTGCTGACATCGTTCGTGGCATGCACCTGTATGGCCGCAAGATTCTTCGCCCTGAAGCACTTGTTAACGCCATCTACAACGTCCGCTAAAGGGAGATTAGAAAATGGCTACAATTACTGCTACTCTTGCTCCTGCTATGGGTAACTCCCAGCGTGGACGCAATCCGTACATGGTTGAGCAGGTCGTTGACCTTACTGCCAACAGCATTAATCCTAACGGTGACGTAGTACAGTGTATCACTGTCCCTGCGAACACCAAGATTTTGGCTGCTGGTTTTCAGGTAACGAAAAGCGCAACTCAGAACACGGGTACTGATGCTACTGCCATCCTTGGTACTGGCGCAGATGACAACGAATACGTAACAGCGTTTGACATTGACGGTGCTGCTGATGGTGCTTATGCACCTAGCGTAACTGTTTCTGCAGACCTTGTTATCGGCTCTGCTGATACGCTTGACCTGACCCTTGCTGGTTCAGGTGCATCGTTCACTGCCGGTGAAATTCGTGTCTACGCCATCATGATGGATGTAAGCGCACTTGGCGAAATGGAAGCTGCTGAAGTTTCTCGCGACCAAGCCTAAGTAATATGGGGGGCGGCAGAAGTCGCCCTCCTAACTCTTTAAGGATTTCAGATGGCATATACCTACCTTGACATCACGAATGAAGTATTGGCTCGTTTCAATGAAGTTGCATTGACGAGTTCTAATTTTACGACATCTCGTGGATTTCAGACGCAGTGTAAAAATGCTGTGAATGATGCCATCAATTACATTTTCCAGCGTGAGTTCGGGTGGTCTTTTAGCCACTCAGAACAAACTGAAACGCTTGTGGCTGGCACCACACGTTACTCAATCGGTGCTACAATTTATAATGTGGACTATGAAACTTTTCGTATTTCAAAAGATGACTCTCTTGGTGTATCTGGTACGACCTTGCGTGTGTTAGACTACAATCAGTATATTGATAGATACATAGACCAAGAGAGTACATCAGATGTTGGTTCAGTTCCTTTGTATGTGTTCCGTACCCCAGATAACAACTACGGACTGTATCCATACCCTGATAAAGCTTATTCACTCAAGTATGACGCATATGTAAAGCCAACTGCATTGAGTGCTGCAACAGATGTACCCACCATTCCTGAACAGTTCCGTCAGGTAATTGTGGATGGTGCAACTGCTTACGGTTATCAGTATCGTGGTGAGGCACAGCAGTACGGCATTAACTTCGCCCGGTTTGAAGAGGGCATAAAGCATATGCAGAGTTTGTTTATTAACCGTAATTTCAGCTATGTGCGTTCTACGTACATTCCACGTTCACAGAGGTATGGCACTTCAGTATTTCCAACAGGGGGCTAAGTAATGGCTGACGAATCTGGACTTAGCCCATTTTACTTTGCATGTGAAGGTGGCCTTATTCTAAACCGTTCTACGTTTGCTATGTCTCCTGGCATGGCACTTGAACTAGAAAACTTTGAGCCTGACGTTGGTGGTGGATATAGACGCATCAACGGTTTTCAAAAGTGGAATAGTAATGTTGTTCCACAAACATTTTCTTT